GTCAAGATTCAACTTCCGAGCCAATACATGAAGGAGGACATTATGTGTCAGGGCAAATAATGGAAAAGATGGATACAATCCCATCGGTTGCCCCTTCCCATAAGTGAAAATTTGTTTACTATCCTGCATGGGGTGTTTAAACCCAACTTTGCAGATTAGGTCCAGAGACCACTTTGGTAGTCCACATAATCCTCCAACATAACGTTGGAGTTCTATCGGAAAGTTATCCGTGGCCGCAGAAAGATCTATACTATGTATGGTCTCCCCGCGTTTTAGGAATTCCCGAACAAAATCTCTCCCGTTATCTTGATTGAAAGTACAATCTGTACTTAATTTCAAGAGTTCCCTCTGAAGGATCACCATGGTGGGTTTTAAAGCCCCTTGTATCCATGGATTCCCAACAAAGACAACTCTTGTTTTCAATCCAGATTCTCCGAGGATGGCAAGGTTACCACCCCAATATGGAGAAGGAGAAGATTGGCCTCCAAGAAACAGAGACTGGTATTTGGAAACTTCCCTAAAATACGGGTGGTTAATGACCCACTCCTTCATTTTAGGTACTCCTTTCCAAATCCATTCTGGAATAAAGGAGAGAGACGGGATAAGAGCCTCAAGAGAACTGGAATTTCTTCCAGGCTCGGCGGCGTATCTCGATCCTCCAATATCCGGTCCAGAGAATCTAAGATTCCATGGACGTCTCCGTTTCACCAAGGGGAAAGATTTGACAATCATGGACTTAAGATCTTCCATGAACCTTTTGTCAATACCTCCTTGGTCGTCTGGCTTGATAATGATGTCTAATTTCTCTTTGACATCATCACCGGGACCATCGAAGACCATATAACTATTGAGAAAATCTAAAACGGATCTTACTCCCTTCCAATTATTATTAGCCTTTGCTAATAATAGGAGGGAAAAGACCCGGAGTGTTGGAATCTCTATTCCTCTTCTCACGGTCTTTCTTCCGTGATAATCGGGAAACAGAGTGTCACCTGAGAGTATCCTTAAGGCCACGTTTTTGAGGTCCTTTAACCTCTTAACGGTCCAAGATACTCCGGAACAGTTCAGCCACTTAACAATAACCTCAATGTCAGACTCTAGAGGAAATGTCGTGCCGGTAAACCGGAGACACTCTTCACTAGAGAGACTGAGAGCCATCTTAAAGGCTTTC